CTGTAGTCTACGCCCCTTGGCTTTTCGACTTCTTGTAGTTGTCATCTTTCCTCGGATTGTTTACTTCAGTATACCAAACCCACTTAGGGTTTTTACCTTGTGACTGCTGTTGCTGTAACAACTGCAGTTTACTTCCCCAACAAGGAAGTTTGTATGGGCAAAATGAACACACTGTGCCCAAAACTCGGTTACCTGTTTTTTTAGTTCTATAAGTTTCTTCAATATCATCATAACATTTTTTAAAGGGAACCTTATCGTGCAATGCTTTGAAATTATTCTTTACTAATTTTAAAGCCTTAACTCTGTATTCATCATCAACCAATGGGGTTTCACAAATAATCCATTCACCTGTAGATTTATTAATAACTATCCATCCACCAAAATCTGTCTTCTCACTTTCAGAATACAAATAACCCTGGGGTATATAACCAAAGGCATCCTCTTTAGCTATCTCTTCAAATCCACCCAACTCTCCGAATTTTTTTGTAAAGGAAAATGGCGATGCACTTTTAATATCCCAAACCTTTGAATCAATTTTGACATCCAGCTGACCTTCAATTTTCGATCCATTAAATTTATAATTAACTTTTTTCTGCTCATCTTCTATTTTAACTCCTGCTGATTTCAATACAAATATAGCCAAGGCCTCAACCAAATTACCAAATGTATTTCTCATTTTGGCATTATAGGGCTGACCTTCACCCTTTACATTCTGTGCTTCCATTTGTAATTGGCATAAAGGTCTCCCTATATTGGACATCCTTGGATAAAACTTATCCTGTTTCTTTTCTGAAAATTGTTTTCTTAAAGCAGACTTGCATGACTCACCAAACTCTTCAACAAGTTTATCAGATATTTTAACAGGTTCTTTCGCAGCCTTATCTAAATAAAGCTGTACTGTATGGAGGATTTTATTCATTACTTAGATAATATTTCTATTGGATCTGCCTCAATGTCCTTAATGATAGTAGCTGTATCACCATCCCTACTCGTAGGTTTTTTAGCTTTAGCAGCTTTCCACAATGATACAATTTCATCATTTTCAGATTTTATAATTTCCAAAAAAACAGCGAAGGTTGCTTCATCATCTTTACTCATAGATAAGTTAGCACTTGAATTAACATCTATATCAGGTACGTAGTAAACATTACTACCTGTTTTTTGTTTTGTGGAAGTAAGAGTAAAACTACATTTATACAATAATTTTTTTGCTTGTTTAGTTTCTTCCACAGCTTCTTGAACAGGTCTGAATCCCGTTCCAGTTACTCTCCATATCACAGGGAAATTTTTTAAACTATGACTTTCCCCATTTGCTTTCTTCCCATCAAATGAAACTAATCCATATACTAATTGATAACATCTTATTAGTTTTTGAATTGCTTGCTGTTCAGGTGGTAGATCCTTTACTTCCTTACGGGAAACTTTACTACACTTAGTTCCTCCCTGTAAATCAATAGCTTCATCATTCCAATTCTTAACGATAACAGAACGATTTACATATTCATTTTTATCAGGATCAAAATGCATGTATTGCATTTGACTAAGGAAAGGTCTAAAGGTTATAGGGATACCATAAACATTTCCTCCAATACTTGGATCATATACAAAGTAACTTCCTAAAGGAAGTCTGTTTCCGAAATCATCTTCGGGACTCCTATTAAGTCCTAGTCTAGGAACCGATGGTCCTACATTACTTCCTTTATCTTGCCCGATGGCTATCATAATCTCTTCATCGGACATCTTATTTAAATTTATTATTTCACTACCTATCATATTTATTTTTCTCCTTATTTATTATTGAAATGTATACCACGAATTATATAAAAAGTCAAGCAAAGAATTTACTAAAAGCTAAAATAACATAAGTAAAAAATATGACATAAAATATGAATGTAATATACCCATTTAACATAGTCTTGTCTCCCCATCAGTCAACTCATAAGGGAGATTTTCTATAAGAGCAAACCACATAATGTAGCTTTGCAATTCTTCATCACGATTAATATATAATTTTGTAGGAATTCCTTTAAAATCACGCTTTAATTGCTGAAGCTTATCATAAGCTTCTTCTTGTTCATCTTTACCTAGATCTTCCCAATGCTCTTCATCAAGTGTTGCTATTTCCATTTTATTTCAACTCCTTATAAACAGCTATCCAGCCTTCATAACTTAGTCCAGGTGGATTTCCTTTGATGAGTGTATATATCGTGGGATAATTGACCATAATATACATCATCATTTTCTGACCTCTTCTTTGTTTATATTTATTATTCATTAGTCCTCCTATTAGTATTGTACTTCAGGTTTTAATTTAACTTCTAATGTACCTGAATGACATTTTTCTGCATGAAATTTTATTGCTTCATACAATTCACCTATATCACATACATAGTCATCATCAAAAACAGTTTTGATAATTGTCTTTGGTCTTTTACGTTTTATATACTTTCCTTTATTATCATTATACTTACCATCTTCTACTTCAGTATGTATAATTTTTACATTTTTAAACGTCAACATGTGCCTCCTTTTGTTTTAATTTATACTCAGGAGATGATGCCAAAGTATCCAATTCATAACTCGTCCAAGTATCATCTAACGATTTGCCATTTTCATCTTTCTCATTATCATCTTCGTTGGCAATAATCTCCCCAACATAATCAATGTAATGATCACCACTACCAACAGTATCAAAAATTTCTGTTGTAATTTCATTATAATCATTCGCTATTATTTTATCAACATATTCAGTTTTCGAAAATTCAGAATGATCAATACCACCCTTATCCAGCCACTTATTAAACACGGTGCTCTCATTACCTGACTTATCAACTTTAACATATTGTACAATTTTTAATGGGACGTGTTGTGTGACTTTATAGATATGCTTTCCAACATCTTCTTTAAAAAAATACATATCTCTTATTTCCTTTGTCATATTATTATTTAATCTCCTTCATATCCAGCCAGTCATATCCCATTTTAAGATCCGTGTCAAGAGGAATATTAAAATTAATTCCATAGTATTCTTTCAATGCAGGTATTACAGAAGCCGTACCCTGTTTAAATATTTTACTCATTATAGTTTCTTCGCCAGGATAGACATCAGCTACAATAGAATCATGGACTGTATTAATAAGTAGACTCTTTACTTTTTGTTCTTTCATTAGTTTATATATTTTTATACAAGCCAATGGTACAATGTCTGCTGTTGCAAATCCTTGTACTGGGTAATTTTTTATTTGTGTACTGTAACTTGATCCACCCCAAGGCATTCTTTCAGCATAAGGAAATCTATATTCCCTTCCAGTAGGTACCTTAATTCGTTTCAATTCAATGGCTTCGTTCTGCAATCGCTCATGCCACTTAGTAATACCTTTATATTTATCAGCAAATTTTCTATAATATCTTTTCTCTTCTTCCGTTCCTGTGACACCACCATATAAAGGCTTAAAGGTATGGGCCTTTGCATCCTGTCTTGATACACCAATTATATCTGCAGTATATTGATGGACATCAATTTTATTTTTTATATCTTCTATTCCTTGTTTATCCTGTGCTAAAAAAACAGCTGTTCTAAATTCTAATTGTGCAAAGTCCACTTCAAGAATACGCCCATGTTCAAATCGTGAAGTTACAACCTTACGGATAGGAAAAGTTTTTCCCCTTGGTTGATTCTGAAAATTAGGATCACGGCTAGACAATCTACCTGTAGCCGTAATTGCCTGCATAAATTTAGGATGTAATAAATTATTATCATTAGTAAATGTTTTAATTCCCGCAACAAACGTATTTAAATAAGTTTCCACAGCACCATAACGGATAATGGCATCAATGAATTCTTTTAATTCTCCTTCAGCTTCCCCAACAATTTTGTTTAATGTAATTCTATCTGTTCTAAATCCAGCATCTGCTACATCATAGACACTGCGTGGTCTTTGATTAAACCCTGCAATTTTTGCTAATTTAGAATATATATAACCATCACCATCACAATCAATACATTTAATATATTTTTTATAAGGGGTTCCATCCTTTTTTATTTTATAAATTATGCCCTTACCTTTACAGGTCCCGCAGTGACTGGCGGCTGTCTGATATATTGGATCTGTATTTTGTTTTATTAATTCCCTAAATCTTGTTCGGGAATATCTAGGTCTCCGTTTGTTCTTGCCCGTTGCCTTATTAATACCAATATTAAATATTTTAGCCCATTCATTTTTATCTTTAGGTTTCTTAGAATAAATCATCCAGGAAAGTTGTTCTGTGCTTGCTGGATTTACCTTAGTATCCCCCATCTTATTATAAATGGTCTTCTCAATTGTTTGTTTTAAATGTTCAAACTCAGCTGTATATTGTTTCTCAACATCAGCTAAGGCTACTCTATCAATGTTAATTCCATTCCGTTCCATGTCAGTAAGAACTAATAGAAATTCATTCATCATCTTTATGGTTCTTAGAAGTCCCTTATTCTTGTTATCTCTCAGGTCTTCCATTTGAGAATCAAATAATCTTCTTGTTATTTCAACATCAACTCTTCCATATCTTTCTACAATATCGGGATTAATTTTTTCGAAAGAAACTCCCCTGTCTAAAAGTTCATCAATTTCTTCCTTCGCTTTTTCACCAACGTTTCTTCTCCGACAGCACATATCCAATGTTAAACTTCTACGAAGACCTCTACTTAAAACATAGTCACACAACATAGTATCATAGACGTTTCCACTATACTTAAACCCAGCTTCCAATAACCATGATAGATCAAACTTAATATTATGCCCTATGAGTAAAGTTGTTTTATCTAGGATAGCCTGTATTTTATAATAGCATCCCTTATCAATCCTATCCTCATGGTTAGTAAAATAATATTCATCATTAATACCTACACTAACTAAAATATTATTTGGATTAAACGGGAGAGGATCAGTGCCTCCATGTTTAGTTTTCTGAAAAGAAGTTTCTACATCTACTACTGTTATCATCTATACCTCTTAAAGATTACTCTCCAACCCCATGAACGGGTAATTGATACTCCTGTAAATATTAAAGCAATCCCAATACTATCTAGAATTGATGGATATAAACCAAAATAAGGAAAGCAAAAAATTTGTATTAAAATTGCTAGAATAAATCCTGATCCTACATCAATAAAACTTTCAATTAAACTCCTCATGCCCTATACCTACTGATATGTTTATCAAATACACAATCAGGTTCTCCATGATATCCTGTTATTTTATTTTTACTAATACATAAGTGTCTTGTTCTATCGGTGGGATCAACAGCTATATTCCTCCCAATTCCAATTATTAGATCTGCTTCAGCCGCCTTACCTGTCTTTGAATTCTCCATCATATCAAAGGATATAGATGATCTATTGTGGGCATCAGCTGATGCTTGGGATATGGCAATAACACAGCACTGTCTTCGTTTAGATATTTCCCTTGCTCCCGAATAGATTGCCCTCAGCTTTTCATCGCCTCTAGAAAATGTTCCTTTTACCCCTATCTTATCAAGCTGATCAATGACAATAATGTCAGGCTTATATTTTTCACAATGAGAATCAATATCATCTAGTGCCCAATCAATTGTATCAATAAGTGTAATATTATTTTTTATTTTTTCCCATTTACTATGGGCCTCTTCTAAATTCTCCGCAATCTGTACGTTAGTCATTTCAGTACAACAATTTATAATTCTCATTTGAGTTCTTACTGCAGGCTCTTCATTAATAAATGCATGTACTGTAGCACCTTGTTCAGCAAATCCATTACGACCACCCACAAGGCTAACCCAAAAGGCTGTCTTCCCCGCCTCAGGTCGTGCAAAAATAATTGCCATGTTACCCGCACCTAGTCCCGATACATTCTCTTGAAGTATAGGAATGTTAAATTTCCATTGAGTTGTTTTATTTAATTCATTTAATAAATCCCCTATGTTAGTTGTGACAGAATCAATTTTATTGTCAGGCAACCCAGCTTTATGTTTACCAATAATATCTAAGATCATATTAAAGTTTGCTTCCTTGCCATTAAATATTTCTGTTGCTTCAACAGCTACACGTTGGGCTAGTTCACGATCAGCCATGATTCTTACAATATCCTTAGCAATCCCCTCACTTGGCTCCTCAGTTTCCTTTATGTCTTCTAGTAATTTTGTGAATTGTTCTTTGGATGCACGGGTAAGCGATGGATTATATACGGAAGTATGAAGGGCATAGAGTTCGCTGATAGTAATGTCTTTGTCATACTTATCGTGAGCCTTCTGTATGGTTTCATATAAAGCACCAAAGTTTCCTTCAAATACGGACTTAGATATTTGTCCTTTATATTGCGTGTAAAATTTCTTACGCAACAATAGTTTAATCATTTGTTTTTCTATCATGTTATATTTTCCTTATCTATGTTATAGTATTTTATGATTTCCTTTTTATCTTTTTCAAGAAAACAAAAGATATAATATTTTTTTTCATATTCAAGTAAAGTTTTATGATTGTGGGGCTTTCCGCCTTCTTCATCTAGTATATTTTTTTGTAAATAATTCAATGCTACTTTTTTGGAATTACAATTTTTTATTGTGTAACACATACTAGGTGCATACTCAGGAATCATCCATGATTCAACCTCAACATCATAGCTCATAAGTAAAAAACATTTCATATTAGAATCCTGACTTTCTTATTCGATTAACTTTATCTTCAACCTCATGGGCTAACCTTCTGTTATCCTGTCTTAACTCACAAATTTCTTTTTTTAATTTAGTTATTTCTCTTTTAGCATCTCTCATTTCTGGTGATGAATCAACATGATCCTTTTTAATAACTGTGACTTCCTGTTTAGGTCGTGAGTTTTCCTGCATCTCTGTTAATTCACGATAAGTTTTATCAGGATTTTCTTTAGCAAGTTCATGAAGCGTTTTGTCAACCATAGAATATCTCCTTGATTTGTTCAGTATTAAAATACTTTAGATCATCCTTTAAATGTTTAACATAAACATCTGTAAAGCCTTGAAATTTTAATTCATTTGCAATCTTAAATGACTTAGAGGTAGCATCAGGATCAAGAGCAACGTATAGTTTTTTGTATGGTTTAATATATTTATTATGGTTATTAACTAAGGATGTTCCCAAGATAGCAATCCCTGTAAGAATATTAGATACCGCACAGGCGGATGCACAATCCTCAACGATAACTGCATCATCACATTTGCCACATTTAAAAGGAATACTTTTATCCGTATACATATACCACTTTGGATATACTTGAGCATTAAGTCCCCGACCTACAGCCCCTGCATATTTATTATCCTTAGGATCTTTAATCATAAAGACAATTCTATTCTGTTTAACATCATACTTAATATCAGCACGACCCCAGGCAACGGCTTCCCAACAATTATTCTTATGTAGATATTGTTTTGCTTTTTCATTTGAATGCACAGATTTAAAACTATCGGGAACATTAAATTGTCTAGGGGTATCATCTTGGGTTTGTCTGAATGTCTTGGCTACATACTGCATATCTTTTTCTTTTTGTTTATCCCCCCTAGCACTGCAAGAAACATGGAAACAATACCAGCTTAATTTATTATCAGTTGTACTTACAATAAAAGTATTCTTGTTGTGACAGAAAGGACAATCACTTCGCATTTCCGTATCGGGAGGAATAAAAAGTCCTTCGACAACTGCCAGTTGCTGTTGGTAATTCAAACCCAACTTCCCAAAATTAATTCTTTTTCTTTTTTAACTTCATTAAATAATTCTTCGTAGGTAATTATTACACGTTTATCAGCAAAGAACGTATCCTTTTCCAATTTCATATAGCCTTTTTCAACGCACACCCCAGCTACATGATTAATATAATCAACCATTTTTATTGTTGGCTCTGACTTGAGGGAAACTTTGACGGTGCCATGAACACCATGACCATACAGTCTAATTTTATATCTTTTCACAAGATATTTGTATATCAGAAATTTTTTAATCTGTCAATGATTTTATTTTTTCTTGGTTGTAACTTTAAACTTCCAAATATTTTCAGGATCACCGATGCCGTAATTTAAGGCACTCTTTAAACTTTCTTTGATATCATTTGCCGTTATTTCTTTTTCAACATTACTAATTTTTCAACATTACTAATTTCTACGATATAAGTTTTAGTTTTTATTTTTTTTGATTTCATAATGCCTCCGTATTTTGTGCGTTTAAATAATCATTTGGATTTGATTTTATTTATCCCTCCGAATATTTTCCACGCATATGATCTAGATGTACCTCAACATGCTCATTAACAATTTCTTGTATTTCATTAGCGAGACCTTCATGTTCTGTAAATAAATCTGCCGATCCAATTTTAATATTCGTTCCATCATTTAGATCCACAGTAATAGTCCAAGATTCGAAAGCCAGTGGTGGTTCGTTAGGTTGGCTCATTTATTTTTCCTTTCTCTGTTGGCTTACAATAAGTAAAGCCTATTCTATAATCTTTTTTATTAATAGTATAATGAAAATTAACTTCATGCTCATCAACGTATTCTTCACAGGATTGATAGTCTATAAATTTTTCCTTTAATAAATATTTTACACCAACCCTTGCATCAAAGTCAGTAAATAAAAATATAAATAATTCAAACATAATTTATAAATGATTAATAAGTTTTACTATCACTAATTTAAGACTAAGTTTTTTTAAATGCCCGCGTTCATAATGATGAAGTAACTTCTTGTGTAGCGTTACTATGTAGTCGGGATCTGTTCCTGCTATATCACACATCAATCTAAATCTTGGTTTGCTCGTGTTAAAGAAATCCCTCGCCTGACTTTGCATAACACTTAACTGATCTTTGGAACAAAAATTTACACTGCCTATGCTACCAAGACTATCCATCAAAGCACGTTCCAGCATGGCTTTGGCAAGATTTTCCTCTGCTCCAATAAGAGAACCTCCCTTGTTGATATTACTTACGTTGTGATTTAAAGTATTCATTGACAATTTTGTAAAAATATGTTATGCTTTTTTGTTCCCTTAGGGAAGCCTAATAGATATAGTCCAACCATAACTTTATGTAGAAATATTAGTCTTACCTTCTTGTATCTTTTCGGTCTCAAGAATTTTTGTTGTCTTCTTAAAGTTTGCATTGATCATAGCCTTAGCCATATCAATTTGTTTCTTAAGCCTAACTATCATATCATAAGGAACACCGTCAGCTTTAATAAAATATGTAAGGTCATCCGATATCTGTGATGAAACATCTTTCTTTCGTAATCCAAAGTATTGCCAGTCGGGTTCTTTACTTACATTTTCAAGATAATTTGTTAAGGGGTCGTTGATGGTAGGCTCAGGCTTTTTATTTTCTATGGTCATGATTTTAGTAAACCATTTATTTTCTTTACTAAATCTTCAAGGGTTGAACTAACTTTATGTTTATAAAGAAAATGTTTATGATCAGCTTTTAGTTCATTTAAACTAGGATCTTTATATGAAGATGATGCCCCAGTAGGTTCAACTTTATTTTTCCTACGTTCATATGCTTCAGCTTTATTTTTTGTATCTCGATGATCTTTTAATTCTTCGTGATGTTCTTGGGTCATAATAGTTCTCCTTAATTAAAATTATCAGGATCTGATTATCATGTTCAAGCAATCATGTCAAGAAAAAATTATAGGATAGACCACTAGGATAATTACCCCACCATAGAATAGACATCCAAATATATTACGCATTATATCCTCCTCGTTTTGTACATATGGTCTAAACCTATGTATTATAGGATAGTCTGTCAAGTACTAGGACTAACTTTACACCTTAAATAAGGTGCTATTTTACTAGGTTTTAGGGGGTTGACAAAATATTTTTATTTTGACTTTAGTTTTTAGGGTGATTTTTGTGTACTTTAATAAATCCCAAGACGATTTAAAAGTTTTTTTGTGTTAGCTGATATTAAATGATGATGTCCCAATGAACACATGCGATCATCACTTGTCCACCAATGATCTTTCTTATCCTCATCTTGCGTTGCCTTACCGCCAAACATTTTTTCAATTAGAATTTTATCTGTCCATCTAAGGTGATCTTTAGTTTTGAATATAAGATTAAGGGTATACTCATGATCACCATCATGTAGATTAAATTCTTGTAAAGTGTAGAGTGCTTTAGCCATAGTTTAAAGTATTTTTAAAGTGGTCAAAGTTAAATATCCATTGACCGTGTAGAAGCCATAAAATATAGGTGGTATCATTTAAGTTCTTATATTAGTGTAAACACCCTATATGCCGTGCCTAATATCAATTTACTCAAACTCATCTACATGCCATAGTATAGTAAAAGGATTGTGGCTATTCAATATATTCACCTGCTTCCTACTATTTAACCTGACCACAGAAACACTCTAAACTACCAAACATAAATGTCAACAGAAAAAATCGAATATTCGATATCTTAATGCTTGACTTATTTTCTTGTATTCTTTATATATATTACATTCTAATTATTTGGGTAAGTTCTTACTGATCAAATCATATGACCAAGTAGATAGATAGGGGTAGTATCCGAGAGGTGCTACCCCGTATTCATTACTAGACCTAAAAGTAGCTAGTAATAGTGGCGATACCACTTAAAATATCGGGTGTTACTCGGTGATGAATAGAATAAGGGTCAGGTGTATTCCAACGAGAAACAAGAGTTATTACTTATGTGGTGTACACGGGTTATAATAACTACACTTGACCCTTAAAATTAAAACAAAGAAAAAGGAATATTAATGAATAAAAAAATTGATGCAATAAAAAAGAACAAGGAAGATACAAAGAGAGCAGTAGATAAGCAGATTAAATGGAGTGTTACCTACGGCAATGCCCGTTTAAATACCACGTTACTAGTCCACGAGGCAATCACTAAAGGATATATTAAACTAGAATATAGTGACAAGGATGGAAATAATAAAAAAACTTTAAACGAATTAGAATTAATCGGCAATGAACACATTAGATATTTTAAAAAGGAATACACTCAAAAATATTTAGGTGTTACTTGGACAACCAAGACACATAAAAATCAATTGGATGCTTTAGGTGATGCCCTTAAGGATGCTATTGTTTTATATCAAACGAAGTCTTTAGAAGAGGATGAAGGTAAACATTTAGACGGGAAGAAGGGTGATAAGTTATGGGTTAAGAGTAAATTTGTAACAGATAACAATCCTAATTTAAATCCTAATAAAGCTAAAGGTAAAATGCTTTTATCCTTCAGTCAGCTTGACGAAACTTGTCGGAACTATTATTCAAGGCAAGGCAAGGGATCGGGTGGAACGGCTACGATTAAACTTGATCCACAAATTGAGAAATTAAATGTAGCTTTGGTTAATGATATGGGTGATAAGGCTAATCCTTTTCTGAAAAGTACCAAGAAAACACAGGAAAAATTAGTGGCTTTATCAACAACAATTAGTAATTATATCCGAGAGAAAATCTTAAGTGAAGGAGTTACGGATATACCTGAAGATAAAGTTAAGGATACACCTGAAGAAATTCCAAACCAAAAAGCCATCGTTAATGTTCAATAGTTACTCCCAAAAGAAAGGCTAGTAGATCTGAAGATTTTCCCCTTACCTACTAGCCTTTGGTTTTTTACTCGTGATATTATCTAGTGTTCTCTATTTAATAGTTTTTATAACTACTTTTTCGTTTGCTCTTACACCAAGAGAATAAAGAAAATTGGTGTGGGCAGTCATATTACACATAGTCCACCACTTTTTTTCTTTTTTATCCCAACGTCTTGTGGGTGTAAAAAGTTTTTTTATTTTTTTATAATGTTTGATAGACAAATTAGGAACATAATTAATTGCAATCCAATTTGTTTTATCTACACTAACAAAAAATGTATTCTTGACAGTTGTTTTATCAAATGGTATTTTTTTAAAATAACAAGTGTATATTTGTTTCATATTTACCTTCTCTTTTCCGAGAACTAACTTAGATAATATTCACGATTTAAAAGAGCTAATGCTCTTGACTCATGATAATGGTTAGTGTTTAAATGTTTTGTTCGCTCTGCTCTTGATCGCTGTATCCCCTATCGAGAGAATGAATTAAATATTCAATAGAAAGATACTTAGCAAGGTCAGCTTTAGAAACTGTTAGCTGATACCTTACATTATTTCCATATTCAAAAACAAAATATCTAATTTTATTTTTGGTATAAACTTTGAGCAACTTATCACAAATGAAATATCTATATTTTTCTATTTCACCTGTTACTCGATTGGTTGCTTTAATCCAAAGTTCAGGATTTAATTTCATAGGCATATACCCCCTTTCTGCTATTCAATAGCATACTCGTTGATTTAACCTAACCATTATTCACGATGTCAAAGAACTAAGTATCCAAGACTACAAATCAAATACTAACCACAGTATATCATAAACGTATAGGTTGTATGGTTATTTTAGAAGATGTTTGCCGAATAAACTAGCAACACCATTGTAATAAAATGTGATGTCACTACTCTGTTCAGGTAATGTTCCTTTGACTTTGTTAAATAGTAGAACGATTTAAAAAAAATGAGTGTTGATATTGCTTTGTAATATAATGTGATGTTGGGTTTTTTAGGTGATTGTGGTGAAATTGTGATCTACTACATTAACTAAGACCTAAAATAATTATTGCAATCCACATTTTAAAAACTATTATTCAACTATGAAAACATTTTATAAATTAAATGACCATAAAAGAAATAGAAATAAAATCTAGTAAAACTTGCGATATGTGTGATTGGAAAACTAATTATACTTGTTGTGATTGTGAGAGAATACAAGGCGGAAGCGGACTACATTATAATGATTATGATTATTTTGTAAGACTAACCAATGGAAAAAAAGATTATATAAATAGATACAATGAAAGGAGATGTAACAAATGACTATAAAAGTAAAAGACTTAATAAAAAAATTAAAAAAAATGCCGCAATCTAAAGAGGTTTGTTTTTTTAATCACGATGATGAATACATCTATAAATTAGATGAGGGAGTGTGGAATATACCTGACACTAATTCAAAAGGTATAAAATATAAAAATTGGGTTGAGATAGCGGGTAAAAAAGAATAATAAATAAAACAATTCAATAGAGGGATAATAAATGAATAGTTATAGTACATCAATCCATTCTTGGTCAATATACCAATAACCTAGACTAATGATCGAAACAATCATATTGATCGAGCTTGCCTTGTTAGGCTTGTACATTTTAACACAATGAAAGGTAAAAAAACAAAATGAATGACGCAAATAAAATAATCAGTAATTTTAAAAAAGGTGTAGCTGATGCCTTGTTAAGAGGTAAAGAAAACAATCCAAATAATCTTGATTATTATAGACAAGGTTATGATTATGGCATTTTTTTATATTCAGAAATAAACGAAGAAGAAAATAGAACCTTATGATGTTGAAGAAACAAAATGACCATTAGATCCAAACAAAATGATAAATAAACTTATTGATATTTATATTTAAAAGTTTATATTAAAGACATGAAACAAATAGTAAACAGAGTATTTTATATTGAGTACAAGGCACAATATAAAAGATACCCTAAAAGAAAACCGATTAAACTTAAAAGACTTGGTGCATTTATTGAAGGTTGTATCTTAGGTAAGCATAAAGAACTAGGACACCCTTACTTAAAGTATCATGATTTTAAAAAGAATAATTTCAGGACGGCATCAGTTAAGTTTAAACTAACAGATCCTAAAACAAAAAGGATCTTACTTAAGGTAGGTTAATGTTAATCGATAATCCATATATTTTTTATCCGTTTATTTTTATTGTAGGTTTATTTATTTTATGGTACTTTAAATAGATATGGACAAACAAACTGAAACTTTTTTTGATAGTGACCATAAGAAATGTTTTAAAAATGCTATAAGAAAAAAAGCATTTAGATCTAAGGAAGTTAAAGATCCAATCAATTATATTATGTATATGTGTAGCAATTCAAATTATGATTGGTTCAAAGCGAAGCTAACTAAAAAATCCTATAAGGTTGAACGTAATTAAATGAATTTAGATGTGAACCATATAGATGTTAATAATAATTATCAAATTAAACTAGATATAGATAAAGCAATTTACAGTTATTGTATTTGTAAAAATGGAAAGTATTACAAAAAAAAATTTCCTAAAGGTACAATTCGTAAACAAGTAGTAAGGGAAGTAGAGAAAATTTTTAACATCACATTATATTACATAGATTAGAATGATATATATTGTAGTAGGCATAATAATTTTTATAGTTTTATTTGTTGGTTGGTTTTTTGTAGGTTTGAAAGTTTTTTTAGATGAGATTGATACTTGATTTAATGAAAGAAGTATAGTACAGTAAAGATAGTGCATATCTTTCACGTTGACTGAATAATCATTTACTGAAACGTGATAAGGTATTATTTATATAGTGTGTGTGAAACCACAGTTTAGATTATATAAATAAGTTTGGGATATGAAATAGACAGTTTCGGTACAACTTATCCCCAATGCTTGGCAGTTGTAGTATTTGCAAAAGGCTACACGATTTATGTCGCAGGACATAATGTTAAAAAATCCAAGCACGTGTGAGATATGCACTAATAAATTAGTTTATTTTTAAATGAATGAATTAAGTTCAGCAGATCAAATTTTTTATATCTTATTATTAAGCGGGTTAATTCTTGTTAGTGTTGGTTGTGTTTTATATTTTGTTATGGATATTTTAGAACGTAAACAGGAGATAAAAGATTTTAATTTAAGTCAATCATTTAATAAATCTAAAGGAATTTACGAGTATCATCCTAATTGTTACTGTAAACGTTGCCAAGCTAACAGGCAGAACAAAAGAAGAACATCCAATATCCATCTTAATTAAGATCTAAATTTTATTATTGTATATAATTTTTAAATCATTATATTAATTGTAATGATACAAATTAAAACTTTAAAACAAGCTAGATCAATAACGGGCGGGATCTCAAACCGTAACCGTAAAATGCCCTTCTATAGTTACGGGTTACCCGTTAAAAATTGTATTACAGGATCTAAATTATCTAAAATTAAAGGTTCAACTTGTAATATCTGTTATGCTAAACGTAACATGTATAATACTTATGCAGTTAAAACCTCACACAAAAAAAGACTTAAAGGAATTAAACATCCTTATTTTATACAAGCTATGATATATGAAATTAATCACTTAACAAAAAATCAAACTAAAAAAAAATATTTTAGATGGCATGATAGCGGAGATTTACAAAGTTTAAAACATTTATTAAAACTAGTTAAGATTGCAATCGATTTACCAAAAATAAAATTTTGGTTACCAACTAATGAACGTAAATTTATTAAAACTTATTTAAGATATAAAAAATTATTTCCTAGTAATTTAAATGAACGTATTTCAACTGTATTTATAGATCATGAACCTATAAAAAAACATAACTTTAATACTTCAAGTACATTTAAAAATATAAAGCCTATTAATTCAAAAATATGTTATTCTTATAAAAGACACAACCAATGCGGGAATTGTAGGGCTTGCTGGTCAAAAAATATAAGCAATATAGCCTATAAATCACACTAAAAACCCAATAAAATCAACGTTTTTTAATCTTAATTAAGATCAATATCATTTAAATTATAGCTTGTTTAATGTGTATTTTTTTTGTATAGGTTAAGGGTTAACTAGTGTTTTTTAGTTATACAATTAATAAGGTAAAAAATGAGTACATTAATTAATATACTAGAAAAAAATCATAGCAATGATTTAAGTACTGCTATGTTACCCGTAAGACTTCAGGAATTACACGAGGTTGACGGGTTTACACTAAATAAACCATGTTTTGCGGTCTTAGATACTAACAATAAAAGATCCATTGCATTGCATGGTAAAGACTACAATTTGATACCATATGAAAAAATTTTGAAGGGCTTAAGTGAAGCTATGCAAAATTATGGTATTAAATTAAACAACGTTAAGGTTACTTTTAACGTTGCTGGTAACCTAAACTATATGCGATTAAGAATAATTTTTAATGATATAGTTTACGGTTTAAAATATAATGAGCATGATAAACTAAATTTAGCTATTGAAGTTATATCTAGTTACGATGCTTCTATTATATTTAAATTAAGAACTATGTTTTTTAGATTAATTTGTAGCAATGGCATGGCGGAAATTAAGCCAATTGCATCAAGTTTAAAAAAACATACAACGGGTTTAAACTTCATGAATCAATTCAAATTACTTGAAAGTTTTAACAATCAAGTAAATTTATTGAAGGATCAATTTGAAGTTTTAACTAGGATCCCGTTGCAATCTAATGAAGTACAACAATTGTTTAAAGGCTTCGCTAAGTCAGATAATAAAATACATTTATTAAATGATTTGATGCATCGTGATTTAAATCAATTAAACAAATCAATTAAGGATGTAACTTTATTTGATGTTTATAATGCCGTTACTAATTACAGTAGTCACAATCAACGAGCCGTTGCCGTTGGTAAACGTGGAAGTAATCAATATAAAATTGAAGCTTCTACAATGGATACTGTAAAATCAACCGCTTCACGTGAAGTAGAAATTGAGAAATTCTTAAGAAGTAAGTTATTTCTAACTTTTTATAATCGTAAAGCATTATCAACCTACTAATTAAAATTACACTAGTTAACACATTAAAGCCTTCAGGATCTTAAAACCCTGAAGGCTTTTTTGTTACAGTTATTGACCCTTAAGGCTTAAATAGCCCTTGCAAGCCTAACTAAAATAAATTAAGATCTTAACATTATGAAAAATACAAATATAACTAAAGCAACTGATTGGGCTAAGGGTAACAAAAAATATCCCGTTCAAGTCATAGCTAAAAACGTTTACGGGCAAGAACGCATATATCCAATTAATGATAATGCAAAATCACTATTGAAATTGACGGGTTTAAAAACTTTTAAAAAAGATAATATAAAAGATATTTTAAACTTAGGTTATGACGTGGAATTCTTACCCGCATTTACTTACCAGCAGTAAATTAAATATATTAAAGCCTTCAGGATCTTAACGGATCTTAAGGCTTTTTTATTGGTTGCTCTATGCATTAAACGTATAAATATACTTTAAAATATACCCTTGAATATACTTTTAAATAGTTTATAAAAATAACTATGAGAGGAGGTATATAAAAACATGATTAAAAAAATGAATCAAAAAGAAGCTATTACAAAACTTAAGGAATTATTGAAGCCTAATGATACCATCTATTGTATCTTGACTAAGCTAAGTAATAGCGGTTGTTATAGGCATATAAATTTTTATAAATTCTATAACGGCAAGAGTAACCTTGTAACTAATAAATATTGGTTATCCTTCTTAATTAGTATTGCTTTAAAGCTACCATTAAAAGAAAAAACTAATAGCGTTGGTATTGGTGGTGGTGGAATGGATATGGGATTTCACATTGTTTATGAATTATCTCATTTACTTTTTAAGGATGGTTATAAATTGAACCATGAATGGCTATGATTAAAATTGAACTTAGCATTAAGCAACTTTATGGATTACACAAGTTATTACATGATTATATTCATAACAGTAATAGTTCGTTTATCTATTATTATAAGGATCCTTTATATAAAAAAAATTATAATGATTGTACTAGTGCTTATAATTTAAAAGATTTAATTCATAGAACAATTATTAATTATGAGAATAAGCCTAAGTAATTAATCAACGGACTGAAGCCTTCAGGATCTTAACGGGTCCTGAAGGCTTTTTTATTGCTTGCCTGGCTCCAGCTCATGTATGCACTAAATGCATAACATACCATTAAAATATATCTTAGTTAATACTGATTGATCATTAAGTAATGCTTAAGGGTTTATAGATACTTTTTTTTGATATCCCTTAAGATCCTGGAGCCGTTAACCAATGATCTTACTTAAGATCTTTTACATATTACTTAAGATCCTTTAAAAATTATTAAGGGATCATTAAGGAATTATTTACAAAGTATATATAATTATTTTTTTTTTACCTTAAGTAATACCAAAGGAATATTTTTAGGGGGGATACGATGCTCCATGGGGGGTCCCCCTGGTATCCATATAGGCACTCATGCTAAAATCATTAAAAAGTACTGTTAACTACCTCTGGGCCATATCTTAAGGAAGTATATTCATGTATTCTCCGAGCTATTCCCTTAAGTACCCTTAGAGTAAGTTATATGTTTACCCATAGTATATATATAAAACCCCCCCTCAGTACTCTTAGTACTATTATACAGCCCATATAGCATTCTGTCAAGTATTATTTTTAAATAATTTAATATTTCTTAAAATATAGCTTGACAAAACCCGTATTCGTGTGTATAATAGAATCAAGTGCACATTAAAAGGACACACGTAACATACGCATACGACATGCACAAGAGGTCATCACTAATCTGCACTTAAAATTTAAGGGATTCCCTAGGGATCCCTGCTTTCAAGGTATGCTATAAGGTACCTTGAGGTCAACTTGCTTTAAAAGGAGAAAATAATGAACAAAGCACTATCTATATTTAATCAGCTTAGACCAGTAACGGTTGGGTTTGATAACATATTTGATCATTTCGAAAGAATGTTCGATAACGACTTCTCACCATCTACTTATCCGTTCTATGACATTGTCAAGAAAGGGGATAACAGATATGATGTAGAAGTAGCATTGGCAGGATTCAACAAGGACAGTATAACTTGTGAGTATGCCGATGGTTTACTAACTATTACATCCAAGGATTTAAAACATGCAAAGGGGGAGGAAGAAGATATACTTCACAGGGGAATATCTAGAAGATACTTCTCTAAATCCTTTACTATTTCAGATGATGTTGAAGTCAAAGGGGCAACCTTCAAGGATGGCCTGTTAAAGGTATCCATGGAGAAGATTGTTCCAGAGTCTAAAAAACCAAAGACAATTACAATCAAGTAATTGCAATAGATAGGGGCGGTGTTATGCCGCCTCTAACACAAAAGGAATTCAATTTATGGCATTTATATTATTAGCTTATGTCCCTATGATTATAAGTATAGGCGGAAGAACAATTGTCCGTCTGATTGCAAAGAAAGGTGTTCAGGCAATGATTAAGAAGGGAGCTAAGAAACTTACAAAAAAGAATTTCAAAAAGAGCTATGAATTTTTTAGAGGCACTAAGAAACTAAAGACCTCTGATAAAAATAAAGTCCTTGAGAATCTTAATATTATTACCAAGAAGGTGCCTAAGAAGGTAATCCCCAAGAAGGCAGCCCCTAAGAAAATAAAACCCAAGGAAGATCTTAATCCCTGGAAAGGGATACGTAAAAATGAAACGATTAAACAGTTTTTAGTACGAAAAGCGGCTCCTAAAGTAATCCCTAAAGGGGCAGCTCCTAAAGTAATCCCTAGGTATCTTCGAGAGGTACAGACTGGAGAAGCTACCAAGGTAGTTCCTAAACTTGCCAAGGAAACAGAAGATATGATTGCAAGAATAGCTGGGGCACGGGCTGGTGGAACTATAAAACTATCGGAAGCAGCTAAAGTTAAACAGCTTGTTGAGAAAGCCAAGCCTGTAAAGAAAGTTGCTGAGAAGGTCGTGGCTCCTGCTACAGAAGTTGTAAAGAAAACAAGCACGGCCTGGGATAAAGCAAAGACAGCTATGAAGGTTGCAGGATGGTCTGCCCCTGTAATACTGGCTGGAGGTATTTTTTTCTATTCAGCAAGAGATAAAGATAAAGATATTAAAAAAACAACCGATGTTAAAGTTGATAAAGGAATTACTGAAGCAGAAGATATAACCGTAACTAAGGTTAAACCTGATGATACTATTCCTGCTGTAGATCCAGCAGATCCTTTTTTCAAGAAAAGGGATTCCTTAGCATCTAAAGTTGAAAGTTTAGATTTTGATAAGGACGTGGAGGTTATAACTACAGAGCATCCTTCGGTTATTAATAAGACATTACCTAAAAAGCTGCCAGGATTTACTACGCAAAGGGTTGATACAGGTTTATAACTTGAATGTATTCTGATAAACAGAATTTAAAAGATATCTCCTTTAGAGAATTAATGGAAATTGTAAATGCAAAGCACGGATTCAACTATAATCAAGACTCACAAAAGAAGCTTAACCGCTTCACAGGAAAAGTTTCTAGACGCATTGTTCGGGGAAGCAAGAGGTATTCCAAGAAGGGCTGGGGAGCTAGCAGGATATTCCGAGCATTCGTACCCAAAGGTTCTTAGGAATCTTAGGTCGGAGATTGTCTCCAGGGCGGAGAACTATCTGGCAACTCATTCTGCTCAGGCAGCTACTAAGATGGTGGATATGCTTGAAGAGGACGGCTCAACCCCCCATGCCGCAATAAGACTGGAAGCAGCTAAACAGATACTGGATAGAATTGGAATTGCCAAGAAGGAAAAAATTGATATCAGCATGAAGGCTATACATGGTTTGTTTGTATTACCTGCAAAGGATAAGATTAAGAAAGTAGTAACAGAATTAACGGAGGCTATAAAATAATGGCAAAAGAACCCAAAGATGCACAGGATCTATTAAAAAAACTTAAGGTTGAGCGGAATGCTGCAGCTTTAGTTCTTCATCCAGGAAAGAAAGGAAATAGGAGATTAGATCGCCAGGCTCTTGAAGATAGTATGTGGATACCTGAAGAAAAGAAAAAAGAAATTAAAAAAGAATTTAACAAACATAAAATTAATCCTGATAAACCAGCAGAGGATAAATCAAAACCCATAAGTGATCCTTCCAGATTTAAGAATTTAAAATTTGGAAAACTTTATCATCCTAATGGAAGTTCAAGAAAAACAAAATATACAACTTAGTAAACTTAAAAGAAAATCCAGAATAATTCCTTTTGGTTATAAAATCGATGAGACAGAGAATTATTTAATTAGAATAGAATCAGAATTAAAAGCCCTGGAAGAAGCAAAGAATTATTTAAAAACGTGTTCGTATAGAGAAGTAGCTATATGGCTGCACAGAAAAACAGGTAGATATATATCTCATGTCGGACTTAGAAAACGAATCCAAGGAGGTCTTGCCACCAAAACCGAAGAAAACGGTCAAAGTCAAAGCAAGGAATTCAGTCCAGGAAATATTAAAGCGGTCCAGGCAGAAAGTTAATACTGCCGAACAAAGTTTACGATCGGCAAAACGGTCAGCAGAATACTTAAAGGGTAAATATAAAATAGTTAATTCTGCACTACAAGGAAAAGAAACTCAAGTTATCGAACAGGATAAAATTGATACTGTTTCTCCAAATGTTAAAGCACATTTAAAATCACAAAATATTGTATTTAAACCTAATACAGGTCCACAAACAGAGTTTCTAGCCTCATCGGAAAGAGAGGTTTTTTATGGAGGAGCAAGAGGGGGTGGAAAATCATATGCGATGTTGGTTGATCCATTGCGATATTGCCACAAAGAAATGCATAGAGCACTCCTTCTCAGAAGGACAATGCCTGAACTAAGGGATTTAATTAATCATTCCCAGCGTTTATATAACAAGGCATTCCCAGGAGCTAAATGGAGAGAGCAAGAAAAAGAGTGGAGATTCCCTTCAGGAGCAAAGATAGAGTTCGGGTACGCAGAGAACATGACAGACGCTTTACGTTACCAAGGGCAATCTTACACATGGATAGGCGTAGACGAACTGCCACAATATCCTTCGCAAGATATATATAATTTTTTAAGATCATCTTTACGTTCAGTTGATCCAGAGATACCTGTGTATATGCGATCCACAGGAAATCCAGGAAACATTGGTTCACAATGGGTACGGGAGATGTTCGTGGACCCTGGTGTGCCAAATTTAGCCTTTGATGTTAATATTAATACACCGAGTGGTACAAGGGTAATTACACGAAGATTTATTCCAGCAAAACTTCAGGATAATCCTTTTTTAACACAAACGGATGATTACTATGTTATGCTGGCTTCTTTACCCGAAGTACAGCGTAAGCAATTTTTAGATGGAGATTGGGATGCATTTGAGGATTCCTCATTCCCTGAATTTAATAAGGCAATCCATGTGGTTGATCCTTTTGAAGTCCCTAAAGGCTGGCAGAAATTTCGTGCTGCAGACTGGGGTTATGCTTCTCCTGCTTGTTGCCTATGGTTTGCTATTGATTATGATAATCATCTTTGGATTTATCGGGAATTTTACACTAAAAAGTTAACTGCAGATGTATTTGCTAAAAAAATTTTAGAACTTGAACGTGGAGAATATGTACGTTATGGAGTTCTAGATGCAAGTACCTGGGCAAAACGTGGAGATATCGGACCAAGTATTGCCGAAACAATGATTCAACAGGGTTGTCGTTGGCGGCCTTCGGATAGAACTCCTAAAAGTCGTATAAGTGGAAAACTTGAAATTCATAAACGATTGAAACTTAGTGATGATAAGAAGAAAGAACCAGGTTTAAGATTCTTTTCTACATGCAGAAATTTAATAAGAACTTTTCCTCTTTTACCCCTAGATGAAAATAATCC